AGAAATGAAAAAATGGGTTAAGAAGGCATTCCAAGAGTGGGAAGGTGGTTGCACAGTAATCGCTTTACTCCCTGCGAGGACAAATACAGCTTGGTGGCATGACTGGGTAATGAAAGGCGAGGTGCGCTTTATTAGGGGAGAGGTGATGTTTAAGGGACAGAAGAACGGGCTTTGGATGCCTATGGCGATTGTTGTGTTTAAAGCGGCATAACTAAGTGCGTAAGGCGCAAATACCCGCGCCGATTTATGCAGAAAACTGTAATCACAAACGTCAAAAGATAAGCCGTTGTCGGCTGGGTATTTGTCGCACTTGACGTAGAGTTAGATACGAGGCATACGATGATTGAGTTATTGCATTGTGATTGCATGGAATACATGGCTACTGTGCCTGATAAATACTTCGACTTAGCCGTGGTTGATGTCCCGTATGGAATTGGCGAAAATGGCGACAGGAATAAAAGCCGATGCAAGTTAGCAACCTCTAAAGATTACAAAGCATTTGCAGGTGGTGATATTTCCGCACCTGCAAAAACATATTTTGATGAGTTGTTAAGAATAAGCAAAAATCAAATTGTATGGGGCGCAAACCATTTTATAAGTCGATTACCAATTGATAGCAGTTGCTGGATTGTGTGGGATAAAGACAACGGCATGAATGATTTTGCTGATTGTGAGTTGGCTTGGTCAAGTTTTAAGTCTGCCGTTCGTAAGTTCAAATACACTTGGCATGGTATGCGGCAAGAAAACATGAAAAATAAGGAAGCACGAATACACCCAACACAAAAACCAGTAGCCCTGTACGAATGGCTTTTAACGAACTACGCCAAAAAAGGACAAAGGGTTTTTGATTCGCATTTAGGCAGTGGCTCAAGTGCCATAGCCGCCCACTACTTTGGCGTTGATTTTGTCGGTTGCGAGTTGGACAAAGACTATTTTGAAGCGGCTAAGGCGCGTTTTGATATGGCCACTAAACAATTGGCTATGAGTATCTAACGGACTAGCAATAAGGCGAAAGTACCCTACAGGTACAAACATTAACACAGAAAGCACTAATGCGGAAAGTTTAACAGTTTGAGGATGGGTACTTTTCGCACTTAATTGCTGAGTTAGAACTAACATTAGGTATTTGATATGTATGTATGCGTAACAGGAATAAAAGAACCTCGTGATGCAGAAAAATTTTTTCATTCTAACGAGCAAAAAGAATTTGCTAAAAATAAATTCTTCAAGTCTGATGGAAAAGTGTTTTTTGAAATTAATAGCATTGATGAACTGATAGATGCTCAAGCAGCTTTAGAAGAGAGCGTAACAAGAAATGATAATGGTATTTATCATATAAACATCACTAACACATGATAAGTTCTAACTACCAACGCATAAGGCGCAAGCACCACAAAGATAATAGCCCTGCGAATGAATCATTTTATTTTAATGTGCTAAGTAGTGGCTGGGGTGTTTTCCCTGTTGAAGCGCGAGTTATAAACCTTGCGATGGAGCAGAAAATGAAAGAAAAAGTGAAAGTATCAACTATCTGTGATAAGGAATTGTGGGTGTGGGATATTCCAAGCAATCTAAAAGATTTTATGGATTATTGGCAAGACCTATTTAATGAAGTTCCTGAACAATACAGGGAATTTGCAAAAATAGAATTGGATACTAAAGACAGTTACGGAAGTGCCACTATTGAATGCACTATTTATTACGAACGCGAAGAGACAGACGAAGAGGAAATGAAAAGAGAGTTTCGTATTAAGCATGATGAAGCCCGTAGAAATGAGTGGAAAATGCAAGAATACTTTCGGCTACAGAAAGAGTTAGGGTTATAACTACCAAAATTCAGGTGCAAGTACCCCACCGCTTTAAGCAAGCGAGAGTTTGCTAAAAGCATAAACAATTTAGCAGTGAGTGGCTGGGTACTTGTCACGCTGCAATGAGAGTTAGAGTGTTTACGGTATTAAATTATTTTAATGTGAGATGCAAATAGTTGTTGACTGTACCTAATTATAGGTACATAATGCAGACATAGGGGACGCACAGTGCGATACCCAAACCTCAAAGTGAGAATCAAAATGAACATGTCACATACATTCAAACAAGCCCACAAAATCACACGCGACACATTATCACAAGGTCGTGAAAAATTATCTTACCGCGTAACATTTGGTGCAGCCTTAAAAATCGTTATCGCAGCAGCAAAACGCACAACATTGGTACGTGTTGGAAAGATCGTATCTGGTAACTGGGCTGACATGGTTGCTTTTTTACAATCTAACAAAACAATAACTCGTGTTAATGTTGATGTGATCGAATTATCAAACCCAAACAAAAATGAATTAGCAGCTATCGACAAATTGATTGCTCAAATAAACTCCACAAAAACAGCAGTAGTTAAAACAGGTCGTTATGTCGAGTTGTTAGCAACAGCAGAGCGTTTAGGTTTGAATCATGGTAAATCATGGGTTTGTTCAGGCTCACAAATTGACCGCGACAGCATCGACCCATCATTTGAGGATGAGTTAGTTTGCTACGTTTACCCAGTAGCAGCATAAGGAGCTAAAAAATGAAAATGCGTTTAACTGATGGCCGTAGTTATGCTGAGGAATTTCCTGTAAACGTGGTAAATCCTGCAATGATGGCAAAGGGAATAAAATTAGCCTATGCAAATTTAGCAGCGAAAGGCAAATTTGTTGATGAGTTGATTATTCAGGCTCAGGTTGATTGTGGTGATTGGGTAGCAACAAATAAATATAATCGTGATATTCGTGTTTTTCGAGATGCTGCAAAAAACGATTGTGAGAATTTATTTAATGATGCTGTTTCGTGGGTAGCGCACTGCAACAGCATCAACAATCTAGCTGGTTTTGTATCAAAAACCGAACCCAAAAAACCGAGGTTAGTATGTGTCAAGCCGAAAAATTAACAGAATGTGGTTTGGCTCTTTATGGCCAAACATGGCAAACACAACTTGGTAATGCTTTAGGGACTGATTCAAGGCGTATTCGACAATGGCTTGCAAATGAGAGGCCTATCCCTGTTGGCGTGTTGGCTGATATTAAACTGTTGGCAGAGCAACGCAAGCGGCAGATAGATGAGTTGATAACTAAACTCTAACTAATAGGTTAAGCAGTGCTAACCCCACTGCTTTATAAAATTAACTAGGTGATGAAATGACAGAGAAAAATGCACAGTTAGAGGCTGGGTTAGCATCTGACTTGAACCGCGAGTTAGATACAGGAGCGAAAAATAGCAAAACGCGCTATTTAAAAGTGTCAAAAATTGGGAACAAACACATTCGTTGTTTTGTAATTATTTTGACATTGCCTTTTATGATTGTAATTAATTGCGTTTTTATAACTGTAGCAGCAGTAAGACAGATGTTTGTTACTAACGCAAAAACAGTTAGAACCGCGATTGAGAAAAGTATCTAACTCAGAATTGTACACACAGCGTAGGTTAGGTGTATAACACACCTATAAAAACTTAACTTATTGATTTATAAAAGAGTCAATAAGCAAACACACAGCCCTCTTTCGAGGGTTTTTTATTGTCAAAAAAGAGGTAAATATGGCCAAATCAGACAATGCGCTGATCTGCGAAAAGCGCGGTTTTGTTGTTGGTGACGTGATTCAAGGCGCAGAAGATGGCCATATCGCAATCATCAAACCCACTTCTAGCTTCGCACCAAAATTCAGGCACTCCGAATTGTTCAGAATCACTCATCCAAGTGACTGACGCATTAACATCGCTATTAATGCGTTCAGCTAGACTATGGCTATTCACTGACAGCTTCTAGCGCACAACAACAACCACGCTCAGCTTGTAATTCGTCGATGACAGCCTGAGTTTCTTCAAACTCGCATTCAACTGTTTCACCCGTAGCAACAAACTTGCCATCTTGTTCAACTAAAATATTATAAATCATGGTGCAATATACCCCTGTGCGTTAACGTAAACGCCGCCAAAAACCGATGCTGACAGCGTGACAACTTCGAGCAATGTAGCAGCAGTTGATTTTAATGGGTCGCTAAATTGTATAGTGCTAACACCTGCAATACCTGCTGTACCAATTTTCCCACGCCACAACACAGTCCCGCCAGCACCGTCTCGAATAGCAATCTCTGTTGCAGCACCAAGAACATCGGACGATATTTGCAGGCTGGTTAGATAATTACGAACACCTGCCGCTTGCGCTGCAACAAGAGTTACCGCTGTTGTTGTATTAGTGATACCACCACTTGCAGCAGCATATACCCATTCATTTTCGGGGATAGAGTTTAGACGGACAATTTGACGACCGTCTATTGTAGCAATTGGACGCACTAGACTTGCATTTGCCACGCTTGTTTTAGACGATGTGCGGCATTCCAGTCCAACGGCTATTGGATTAGTGCCAGCACCTCCCCCCTCAAACGACAAGCCTCCGCCGATATACGTAAGCCCTAGTTGAGCAACAGGGACTTTTGATAGCGTTCCAACTACCGAAACTGTGCCAGACCCATAAGCGCTAACTCTCGCCCGAAAAATCGAAGCTTTTCTAGGAAATTGTAAAATCAAGGCGATTGTTGATGTTGTAGTGTTAGTAGACGCTCCAATATTGCTAGTAGTCAATCCCGATGTCGTTTGCCAATTTACTCCATCCTCGCTCGTATCATAAGTAATTACGCAATTTGTCCCCGCGCTCGTCACTTGTACAGTGATACTTTCATAATTCAGCATTGACGTTGTGAATAATACTGTTGCTATTCCGCTTGTCGCTTGGTTTGCTGCTGTACCTATCACCGTTCCTGAAACTGATAATCCATCAGTTTGTGCGACAGGCAACGGATTGCTAGAGCTAACAGCACTGCCGCCATTAAATATATTAACCCCTGCCTCAAATGCCGCTTTTATTAACAAAAGCGTTTCGTTAATTACACTACTCATAAAGACCTCTGTTTAACCAATCGAAACATTAAAATAATCAACGTCTGCATGCAGCTCAGGGTAAGTTATACTGCTTAGATACAACACGCGAGACTCGCTAATCCTTGGGGTAATCCCTGATTGATTTATATCTAAAATCCCGTCAATGTAGGTTTTTAATGTGCCAGCTACAGCATCATAAACAACTCTAAGCGTTTTTGTTTGTGCGAAACTTAAATCATACCCCCCTGCTAAATCATAGTTATCAGCGTTGCCGCCTGTTGCCCCTGTCAAAAACACGTGATATTTGCCTATGTTGGCTGTGATTTGAACTACGAGGTAGCTAGTTGCGCCTTTTAACTCAAAAATCGTGTAGGCCAATAATGCTGGGGCGGTATTGGTGAGCTGTACCTCAATATCAAGATTTTGCTGAAGATCAAAAGTCTCCGCACCTATAAACTCTAAATACTGAGGATGAGTGCCATCAAAAACAGCTAGGTGGCTACTGGCCTGAGTGACGCTCGTATTGTTAACTGTAAAATTTCCCAGTGAGTCAACAAAAGGAAATGCGTCGAAATTGCAGTTAAGACCTCTAACTCCTGATTCGTCAAAAAACGGATTAATTAGCATCATGCCCGTGTACCTATGAGAGTGATTTTCAAGCCTTTTGCTGTGCCGTCACCAACCTGGTCAATATCAATCGTAATTTCAGCATCGTCGGCTAAGTTCACATCACTAATAACTGCGGCTGTAGCTGCGGTCGTTGATGTTTTTTCGGTGTTATCAATTGTCAGTTTTGTGCTAAGTATTGTTGTGCCGCCACCGTTAATGTCAACAGTAAAAATAGATCCGCTAGTTTGTGCTGTTGTCAGTGAGCATCTAACGGCTGACAGCGTCATGGCGTAAGGCATTCTAAAAGTTACTTTTGTTGTGCCTGTCGTTAATGCCGTACTTTCATCACTTGCAGCACAAACAAGATACTCTGCTTTTGCCTGTGCAATTGTTCCGTAGGTGCTTGCTGCCGTTGATGACGTTAAAAAGCCGCTAGTGATAAACGTCTTTAATGCACTCAAAAGAGCCTTAACATTAGCTCCTGACTGCACCAATTCAACATATTCAGAGCCACTTAGAGTGCCATTAGCACCCAAGTCGCTAATTTTCTTATCTACCATGCTGCCATCCCTCTAAGTTGCTATTTAAGAAAATACATTCTTAAACAATAGCACCATATCTCGTGCCTGTCGCTACCCAAGTTATAAAAGAGTTTCCATTTACTGCATAGTCGCCAGCGTCTCCGCCGTTACCAGCAATTCCATTATAAACCTGAAAAGCACCCCTCCAGCCATTTCCATCTCCACCTATCGAGCCTGTGTCGTAATCACCACCAGCCCCGCCAGCACCAACAATCAACCCATTAATATCCCTAGATGCTCCACCTGCGCCAAATGTCGATAATGATGCAGCATGTCCAGCGTTTCCGACAAACATATAATGTCCGTATGCGTCGGTATAATCTGCTGTTGCTGTATCAGTAGCGTCAATTTTACCGGCACCACCGATTGCGCCAAATGGCCAACCGCCGCCGCCGCCACTGCCGCTTAGTGACCGCCAGCTTATTGCGCTAAAAGTGATAATGCCTGCTGACGCACCACCACCACCACCTCCAACAAAAATACTGCCGTTATTTTCTATTGATATCGCGAATTGAATATGCAAAGCACTGCCGCCTTTTTCTCCGTCCTCGCCATCACCGTAATAAACAACGGGGTCAACGCCTTCTGTGTAAGCATATCCACCTCGTCCGCCATCACCACCACGGCCAGCAACAATCGCACCAGGCTCAATCACCAATCGAACAATAACGCCAGCAGCCCAAGTTGATGGATTTGTCAGCGCGTAAAGTGATGTATCTGACGCTGAAACAAGCACCCCTGCTTTGATGGTGACAATAACAACATCGCCAGAGATGGCAGGGCCATACTGCTCATCATGCGCCGCTTTCAAATCTAAATCTAACGTATCGACCGCAATATCAACGAGACGGTCAGGATTACCATTGCTACTAAACGCAAATTGTCGCGCGGTAAATGCCCATGTTGTACCGACTAAAACCTCTTTGCGTTTAACTATTTGAAGTAATAAGTCTTGGTTGTTGCCGTAAAAATCTTGGTATTGGCGCGAATTAATGCGGACAAAATCAGCCAACGCCAACGAGCCGTCTTTTGCATCAAGATTAAAATTAGCCTCAATTGGTGCAAGGGTATAACGCCCTAAGTATTTCTGTGCTAACTCAACAGCCGCGCTTTTTGCTGTCTCAATAATCCATCTGCTGAATATTTTCTTAATTCGCACGTCACGGTTTTTATTTGTTGATTGGTCTGAAACATTCGCGCCAACGTACAGCAATTTATAGTTCGATTCTTCTTCTAAATTTTTGGTGAAGTCGATTAGGCCGTAGTAAATCCATGCTTCATTAACGCGCTCATCGTTCAAGTCTTTGAGTTTTAGCGAGTCAGCAAGCAAATGATAGTCGGCTGTTAAGTCTGTCACGGTTTCGGTTGACGAATTCGGCCTTACCGATTTTAGAATGATTTTTTCGTTTATCTCATCCCAAAAAAGCAAGAATCCGACCTGTTCGCAAAGCTCTGCTAATAACTTACTAACGCCAACTGGTGCGGTAATCAATGCACTATATAGGCGGGTTAAATATGCGGTTTGTTCTGCATTCCAATTAATCATGTCGATATAACTAGCACTGATACCACAGAAATTAACTAGCAAGTCATAGACGATATTTTGAACTGTTTGACCTGTAATGCTTTTGCATAATTGCACAGTATCACCGCGTTTATGCTCGGTTGCTGCTGTACCTTTTAATCCACGCACAATCGTCAATACATCGCCTGAGCGAGTAAACGAACATACCTCGCTACCGATACGGATATAACCGCTTGCAGGGTAATCTAATGCGCCTACGCCTGAAGGTGTAAGCGTTATTGTTGTCGCGCTATTGTTTATGTCTGCGTTAATTTTACCGACGCTTGGCTTAGGACACACCGAACGGTCATCACCTGCCAATTTTAGAATGTCTTTAGCAGTAATCTTGACGATACCATTTGCATCAATACCGTCAAAACCATCTAAGAAGTAAGTGCGTTTTTCAAAGTTGGCGATATCAAAACTGCCGTCATCTTCTAAATAACCGCTATACACGCGCATGACGCGCCCGTTGTAATAAGGGTTTCTTGCCTTAAATTTACCAAAAAACGAGCCTTGATTGATGGGGATATAGGTACGGCCATCCACATAAGGGTCAATTCTAATGTCGGAGTGTGGAAAGTCTCTTAGCGTGATTTCACATTGTGCGCGAAGCCCTAAACCTTTACCTGCATCAATAACGGCAGGCGTGATATTAATGCCAACTAAGCAAGGTATTGCATCAAGTCCTACTGGTACTTTGCCGCTACTTGTTGCACAAAAACGGTAAGTTTTAACAGTGTTATTAAAATTAGGCGTATCTAGGCATGAGATAAAAGTATTAAAGCACTTTGCATCGCCTGAGCCTGTTGCTGTGCATGGTGACGTGCCGAACACATTGGCGCAAAAGTCCATGTCCAACTCGACATACGAAAATGGCTGTCTTCCTGCACTCCCCGCGCTTAAAAGAAGATTGTTATCATAAATGATAGAGCCATCGGGATTGTATTGGACTAATAGAGTATCTAACATTTATTTACTCATATATTACTGTTGCGTTTGCGCTTGTACCTGACGCGCTAACAATTGTTAATCCCGTGCTAAATGCTAATCCATACTCCAAACTACCTGTCGAATTAACAGTATCAACAGTAGCGATAACCGTTCCACTACCTGCCGTATTATCGTAAATTGTAAATGTATTCGACGAAACACCTTTAGTATTAATTACCAATCTTCGGAAAATTCCCGCGCCAGATTTAATAGTTGTTGTGCCAGTAGTGGTTATATTCGAAAAAGAAGAAGATTTATTTTTGACAGAAATATCAGAATGATTACTAGATAAAACGACAGGTGTACTTGCTGACATTGTATTTTGGCCAAGCACGGAGAACTTAGCATCAATACTGCTTAATGTGGCTTGTGTTGCGGCTCCAGCAGGCAGCGGCAATGATGCCGCGCTAATTGGCTGAGTAACTGCACTTCCATCGACAGGGACGCGACCTGTAACAAGCGCAGGGGTTTTAGTGTCAATTGAAGAAAGGCTACTGTTGCCTGTTGTTTGATTCGCTGCCGTGCTTGCGCCAGTCGGCAGGCTAACTACACCCGATACGTTTGTTACATCCCAAGTTCCTGATTGAGTAGCTGCTACCGTACCAGACACGTTGGCGTTTAAATTTGCTGCTGTTGGTTGAAATACTGTTACGCTATCAGTCGCGCTTGCTAACCGCGTGAAGCTGACAGGACTTGTAACGCCGCTTGGGTCGACAGGAACACGACCGCTAACAAGAGTGGCTGTTTTACCATCAATAGACGATAGACTGTTATTACCTGTTGTTTGTAATGCGCTTGTGCTTGCGCCTGTAGGCAAAACACTACTACTTACAACTACCGCACCTGTATTGACTGCTGTGATTTTAGAATCAATCGAGGAAAGGCTGCTATTACCTGCTGTTTGCAATGCGCTTGTGCTTGCGCCTGTAGGTAATGGCAACGAAGTATTTGTGAGATAAACTTTTGCCGAGTCGCTATTAAAGCCCAAATAAGTGCCAGTTGTGTCAGAGCTTGCAAGACTTACAACCTGTCTGTGCACTACGCCTGCGGCAGTAGTAACGGTATTTGTGTCTAGGCTTTTAGACTGAGCTGGTACAGCTACAAAATTATTGTTAATAGTCATTTAATCGTGCCTTCAAATGTTAGCCCAACTGAGCCGTAGCTTCGGTTTTTAACTTTGCCATTCGTGAATGTTTTTTGAATGGCTAAAGAGTTGTTTGATAAAGGCGTGTTGCCCCATGAAAAAATAAATGGATATAAAACAGCGTGACGGCGAAACGGTAGCCAAGTTGATTCAATCCACGAATGAGTTAAATCTTCCAAGTTGATTGTTTCTGTTTTTGTGCCGCTTCTCTCGATCGACGTGCCGAGATAAATACCACCAATGCTTTTATTAACGGTCGTGGTTGTTTCTTCATTCCACGTTTGCGGCATGAATCCACCATAAAACCCGCGCTCAAACTCCATTTTTAAGCCAATGGCCATCACGCCAATTTTTACGGCACTGGCACAAGTAAACGTCAGGCGATAATAGCGGAATGTGGCTGCATCAAGTTTGAAGCAGATATGCGGATCATCATTAACTGTCTGACTGGCCAATGTTGTCGATGTGTTTAGCTTGTAACTGCCGCTATAAACTGGCGGTGTTCCTGCTGCATCGCGTGTGAGCGTCGCCAATGTGGTACTTGTTGCGAATGTAGGGTCACTTGAGCCTTTGATCGTGATGCCAGTACAATTTTTAGTAAATAATTCATGGGCGCAAATGGCTACATAGTCGATATTAACCGCGCTGCCACAATCAATTTGCACATAGTTTGTGCCACTGGCAAACTGGACATAATCAAACGCCTGCCAGTTTTTCAGCGAGTTGATATTAAATCCTGTATCAACACCCGAAGCCGTTAAAGTTGGCGCTGCGGCCGTGAAATAGTTGTTATAGCCAATAAATGCGTTGTCAAAGCTCATCAATTAACCCTCAAGACTGCGCCGTCTTTGACTTCTTCATTGAGTCGCTTAATAAGTTCTCGGACAGAGTCTTTAGTGTACATAGTGTTATCACTACCTGAAAGACCGATATTCACGAAACGCTGTTGGAGTGGTGCTTGCTCTTGTTGGCCTTGTGCCGACGGTATAGACGGTACACTACCACCACCACTTGAGCCGCTAGAACCACCGCCGCCAAAACTAGCCGATTGAATTGCTCGAAGGTTTGCTAGTTGCGATGCTAATGCTGCTGCACCCATAGCCGCGCCTAATGGCCACCCACCAATCTTAGTACCCTGTCTAGCTGCTTCTATTACTGTTGATGGTATAGACATGGCCGCCTCTGCCAATCTTGCCGCTTTGGTCAATTCAAACATCTTGCGTGAGTGCTGACTCATGCCGCCAAAATCAGCCGCAAAGAATGACAGTGCGCCTTGTAAGTTTCCTTTTTCAAAAGCCCGTTGCATGGTTTGGATTTTGTTGCCAGTGCCTAGAATTAGGTCGAGTCGTTTGGCTTGGTATTGCGCTTCGGCTTCAAGTTTTAATTGATCGATGATCGCTTGTTCTGCTGCATCAGCCGCATTAAAATCTGTCATCTTCTGCATTTTCTGCGCGTGCTGCTCATCCATCAACTCTAATTCAGTCATGCCGCCCTGCCGAACACCATCCATTAAAATACCAAGCTGCTCTAATCGCGCCGCGTGTTGTGCAAAATCTTCCTCAGCATTTTTGTCGTTGATTGCTTTTTCTGTTTCGTGCTGCGCAATCATCAATTCGGTGGTTTTTTTATCTGCTTGTTCGTTTAACGCGATGATTCCAGATAGATATTCCGATGTGCTTAATATTCCTTTTTTTAGGTTTTTATCTAATGATGCGGCTTGTTCGTTATAGCGTTTTTGCTCAAGCTCCTGCTCTGTCATATTCTTTTCGAGAATAAGGTTCAGCTCTTTTTGAGCCTGTTCTTTGAGTTGCTCGAATTGTTTAGCGGCCTTTTCTTTTGCTTTTTTGTCTTTGTCCGACTCGCCTTCTTTAGTGTCTTTTTTAGTACCTGCAAAACCTGCTAAACGGTCGCCAGTGTTGTACTCTTTGTTCCAATCACCAAGCAAATCATCTAATGCGCGGTCGTTTTGAGCCTTGGCTTTGCGTTCACTGGCCTGTTTTGTGACCTTTTCGCGTTCGGCTAAAATCTTTTCAATGGCTGCGCGATATTCAGCCTCTCCTTGTGCCAAGTTGCCTTTTAGGTCGTATGTTGGAGAGAACGGGTTTAGGAAGTTGGCAAACTTTCTACCGTATATTTCAGAGTCGCGTACAAAATCCCTTAGCTCGTTGGTCATTAAGGCAAATATAGCGTGTAGGTTTTGCGGCAACTCTAAAAACGCATCTTTTAAAAAATCCCTCAGTCCAGCAATTGACTCTTTGTTATCACCAGCCCACTGCTCAATAAAAATACTCGTCCCTTCGGTGAATATCTTAATATCATCAGTCCATTGCTGAAAAGACAGGCCAATCGCTTCGATATAGCCTTGCATCTCACCACTTGAGAGCATTGCATTGACTTCATTTAACGCATCACCAACAGCGGTAAACGCATCTTTTAGAACATCTGTGCCACCTGCTTGACCGAGCTGATAAAAGAAAGCGTCCCAAGAGTCGCCCAAGTTAGCAATCGCACCGTCAAGCGAGTCCATGCGCTTTTTCATTGCACCGTCAAAGTTTACTTCACCAAGTTTGATTAAGTATTCTTCAATGGCTGCTGCGTTGTTTTTGACGGTTTCGGTCGTGCCTTTGAATGTAAAAGCGATGGTGTCGCCCTGATTCTTGGACTTGATACCAAACTCTTTTAAGCGCTCAAACTCGCCTGTAGCCGCGTCTGCTACCGCCTCGACCATTTGCTTTAGGTCTTTACCCAATGCCGCGCTAGTGTCGCCGTAAGACTTCAATGCGCGTTCAGAAGGCGTTAAGCCTAAATTGACTAATTGAGTAAATGCCGATGTTGCCTGAGCCAAATCGTAAGGCGTGGTTTTAGCAAAATCTTGGAGCGCAATAAACGCATCATTCGCGCCTTGAGCCGAGCCTGTTGCAGTTTCAAGACCCGCTTTTAAGATGCCAAACTCACGGTTTACATCGACTAACTTTTTCAGACCTTCAATGGCTGCGCCTAAGCTCAAGAACTGGACGGCCATGTTTTTAATGGCACTACTTGCCCCATTGCCCTGCTGTTGGGTACGCAACAATTGAGCATTAACCGCGTTCAATTGGTTTTGTAGTTGCCCCATATCAGCGCGGATAGCAATGATTAGGTCGTCAGTTGTCGCCATGTAGTTCGTCCAGAAAGTCGCTTAATTCGTTAAATTCGTCCATTGTCATGGGGCGCGTATAAGCCTTTCCTGTGCTTATTTCCATCTTCTCTAAGTGCGTGTCCCACAATGCCCAAAACTCAAACGGCGTGAGATTCCACGCTTCTGATGGCTGAATATTTAAGTAAGTGACCGCGCTTGACCACAATTTCATCCAAACGCGGCCTTGCTCTACTTTTTTTCGTCCGACTCACTGCCAACTGTTTTAATGTCCGTTTCTGTGCCAGCGGTTAAGGCTTTAGCTAAGAAATGCGTGACACTGGTCGTAATGCCAACTAAACCCGCACTAATAACCGCCTCGCCCACGCCGTCACGATTCCACCATGACGGGAATTTGCGACCATTGGCAGGGACGGCACACACTTGGATGATTGAAACAACATCGCCAGTCTTAAATGCGCCGCTTGACAGGTCTTGACGTAAAAAGCCAATCGCGCCCTTATTTAAGACCGTTTCGAGCTTGTCCAAATTGCTGAATGTTGGGTGAAGCTCGAAAGCCTCACCATTCAGGATGATGTCAGTAATGCCACGACTAGACATAATTCACCCTTAAGCTGCTGTGTAAGTGATTGCATCGGCACTATCGAACGTACAAGAGAAGGTTTCTTCTTTGTTGTATTCGCCGCCACGCTCTAAAGATGTCACCAAGAAGTCGCCAACAAACGTATCACCCAAACCCGATTCGAGTTTTAAGTGAAGGAATGTTTTGCCAACTGCCGCCGCCATCAAAGTCGTTTTGAATACTGCCGCATCGCTGACAATGCCTGAGCCTTTCAAGCTAATGCTTTGCACGCCTGCGCCTTCAAGCAATGTTTTCCATAACGTGCCGTCTTTATC